ATTTTTAACATAAGTTGGGGACATGGTGGCAATCAGATTAAAGAATTTTCATACAATAACGGTTCACCATCCGAGTGTTTATGTGTCGGTGGTGATGCACACATACAAAATAAATTGGGTGTAAGGACAGTATCACCCACTTACGAATTAGATGTCGTAGGTGATATAAACTTCACGGGTAATATTTATCAAAATAGTAATTTATATGGTATTATTTGGACACAGTCAGGTTCAGATATATACTATAATAGTGGAAATGTGGGTATAGGAATATCAGATCCCGTCGAAAAATTACACGTGTATAGAAACACGTCTGGTGAATCTAATGTGCATATACAGGCGTATAGTGATACCACTGGCGATAGGGCAGCTTTATATTTAGGAACACCACATAGCAATGATCCAAACGCACAACCTAAATGCGCTATAATAGCAGATGCAGTTGGTTGGAGTCGCGCGGATTTACACTTTTGTGTTGAAACGACGGCAAGTAATGATACAGCTTATAGAGCGAGTACGTCTAACTCGAGAATGATGATAGATGGTATTACAGGATACGTGGGTATAGGAACTACAAATCCGTCCGGTCCTTTACATATTTACGAATCGACAGGTTCGAGTCATGCACCAAATACCGGTACACTTATTTTAGATCACGGCGATTCGGGTGGTTCGTCATGTATTATGTTTCCAAGTAGAATTAATAACAGCTCGGACTATGGGTACATACAATATGAAGATTCAATATCGCCGGGAGATGATAAATCTCGACTTATAATCGGAACACAGAATGATGCCGCGGGTGGATATGAAGATAATATCATATTAAGTCCATCTTCGTGTGTTGGTATAGGTACAAATTTTCCAACTTCAGCAAAAGTTCACGTGAATGGATCGAGAAGTTCAACTTTATCATACGCATACTTAAATAGTGCAGGTAGCACAGGTTTAGTAAATAATGGTACTGCTGATTATTCTATATACGCAAGTGATAGAATTGCTGCTACAGAATTTAATGCATTTTCAGATAGTCGAATAAAAAAGAATGTGACCGATATAAACGATAGTTCTGCACTCGAAAAAATCCGTCTTCTCGAACCCAAAATATACAATTATATCGATGAAAAACAAAGAGGAACAAGTAACGTGTATGGTTTCATAGCACAAGAAGTCGCAAACGTTTTACCATACGCAGTTACCGTGGGTCATGGTGATATTCCAAACATACTCACGAACTCCAACGTTATTGTTACTGAAAATAGTAACGTTATCGAACTCCATTTAGATACACCCGTCGAAGGATTAACTTTATCAAACACATCTGTTATAAATATTATTACAGATAAAAATACTAGTATACCGTGTAATGTACTTTCATTTTCGGGGAGTAATGTTATAACAATAAAAAATAGAAAAGAGTTTAGTAACGTTACCGGTGCGTACATACACGGCGAACATGTACTAGATTTTCATAATTTGAATAAAGATGCTATATGGGCAGTTTCAACGGCGGCTTTACAGGAAGTTGATAGACAATTACAGGCTGAAAAAACAAAGGTCACAACGCTCGAAACGCAAGTCGCCGATTTATTAGCGCGTGTTTCTGCACTCGAAAACAACTAATTATTTTTACCATTCTGGAAAAGGTCAGAATGGTAGAAAGTTTTTTACTTTACTTTCGTGGAAGTGAATCCATTATCGCGAGGGCAATAACACCCGCGATGAAAAACATTACGACGTAATTACACTCCGTATCGTCTTGACCTAAAACCGCGTACGATTTTGAATTCAAATTAGAACGCGGTCGCGAAGGTGAAGACGCTACGCTTTTATTTTCCTGGTACCACGAAGGTCTCTCGACTGGTTCTTCGTCTAAAGGACAATAAGCTATCATCTATACTATACTATGTTTACAAATTAATTTCGACCGTTTTTTTCTTCCGACTACCACCTCTTTTAGACTTGGTCTGGGCCTGAGTAACTTTAACTTCGCGAACTTCACTATCTTCATCGGCAACGTCTTCAGATACGGGTGGCTCTGCTATATCCGAAATATCGTCTTCCAAATCAATCTCGGGTTCTTCGACTTTATTCAAACTCGTCGTGTTCATGGGTGGTTGTGGAGGCATCATTATGTTACCCATAAGACTCGAAATATCAAACCCTGGTCCCTGCATTTCGCGTCGTCCACCACCTTCACTCGAAGGTTCGCTCGATACACTTTGTTGTTGAGATTTAGACACCGTGTTCTGAACCGCGGACATCATATTCTGAACGAGTTCCGGGTTCTGTTTAATCACGTCGTTCATGTTTGGCATAACTGATTTGAACATACTATTCGTTAAATGGAACATCATCGCTGAACCACCAAGCATCATTATAAGTTTTACCTCGGGGGCGACGTGCATTTTCGTTCTATACTTTACGTATAACTCCTCGAAAACCTCGTCGTAATCGTCCACATTTTCCATGACGTTTTCGGACCAACCATCGAGTTGGATCTCGAACGGGTTATACTTTTTATTCAAAAACTCGAGACCCGTGGTACACGCAATAAGCATACGTCTCGAAAACTTTATAGACTTATCGACGTCTATGCTATACGTTATCCGCTTAACTTCAGCTCTAAGTTCGTCTACGGAGGAATAAGCATTCAAACGCTTGTTCACAGTAAACCCCTTTTTTTCCAAACGCCCGAGTTTGTTTACGAGATCGACCTTTTCCTCGTCTATAGTTTTATAACCAGGTGATGGTTTTTCTTCCTCTTCCATGGCATATCCTCCTCCACCACCCCCGGAACCATAATCCATCATATCAGGTTCATCGTCGTACTCACCGTAATCGACTGGGTCTTCTGGGGGAGGAGCGGATGGCGGATTCTGTTTATTCGGATTTGCGAACGAGTCTATATCTTCCTGAAAAACTTGCGCCTGCGGTGGCGAAAACTGAGTTTTCATCGGTTTAGGCATTTGCCTTCTAATAGTTTGAGGTCTGGGAACTTCTATTTCTATCTCGTTCATAAGTGCCTGTTCGTTATCATCTAGTTTCATAACGTTAGTATCGCCACGATTAAGAATAATCTCTCCGTCCATTACTATTACTCTTTATATTGAAACTATTCTAATTTCTTTAACGCACTTTATAAAAAAATCTCAGTCCATAACAAATGATTAAACTCAACACCACGAACAGAAATACGCTCAGGGCGATTGTCATAGTTTTTGCTATACTCTGCGTCCTCCAAATGCTTAAAACGAACTACTATACACCAGCCCCAGTCGACATCGAAGTCGTCAGTGAAGGTTCGCTCTTCGATCTCGAATCCAAGGAAGAGTGTCTCGGTAAATCGTACTACTCGGATAGCCGAGGCGGTGTTTGCGACGGCCAAAAATTGGTTGTCGGACAAGCGAGTTACAAGATGAAGTAAAATCTCCAGTATATATAAATGGCTTTAGTGACTAGTCAATCAACCTTACCTGATTTCGAATGCGAACACCATACAGTTGTACTCGATAATCTGGATACTGCGAGTGATACCGACTTTACTCTGTATTTACCAACCCCACTAGAGAACGTTGTTCAAGCACAGTTATTAGCTGCAAGTATTAACACTACTGTTGATACTCAAAGGTGTATACACATAGGCATAGAAGAACTCAAAACGTACTTCAGTCAACGTGGTAAAGACGATCTTAGTGATGCAGATAATCACCTAAACGGTATATTTGGTACTATCGTGTGTGAACACAAATTACACGCATCTTCAGGTGCTCAAAAAGCCGTATTTTTTAGAAACGAGTATCCAATCGTTCAACAATACTATAATCCCATTCGAAAGATCGATAGATTGACGTTCAATTTAGATAAACAAGACGGCACAGCGGCAGATTGTGGCGACGCAGTTTTTGTTTTTAGATTTGTATGCAAAAAAAGAAATTTACCATATGAATAATTTCAGGACGTTTTTTAACCTTTTCTTATTATAAATGTCTTCTGGTGTAGTTCAACTCATTGCCATAGGTGCTCAAGACGAACACATTATGGGAAAGCCAGAAATATCGTTTTTTAGCTCGACGTTTAAACGACATTCTAACTTTTCACAATCCATAGAAAAACAAACGATACAGGGAACTGTGAAAAGTAACGCTATGTCATCGGTCAAGTTTACGAGATCCGGTGACCTTTTAGGATACACGTATTTTACGATACACAATAACACAAAAGCACTCGATATTCAAAGGTGGGATACCCTCATAGATAAAGTCGAACTACTCATAGGTGGTCAGGTTATAGATACACAGGACACCACGTTCACGGAAAAGATCGCCATAGATACGTTCGCGAACAATATATCGAAAAGCGCTTTAGGTACACACCCGGGTATAAGTTCCCGTTCGTATTTTTACCCGTTACGGTTCTTTTTCTGCGAAGGTCCACAGTGTGCTTTACCCATAGTCGCTTTACAATACCACGAGGTCGAAATCAGAATACACTGGGGACAAGATGCAGGTAACTACGAATTCGATTGTTACTCTAACTATTATTACTTAGACAACGAAGAACGTGGTAACATCGTATCCAGAAACCATAATTTGCTCATTACCCAGGTACAAAAAAGTATTCCTTCGAGAGAACTCGTACAGGAACTTACATTTAACCACCCGGTTAAGTACCTCGCGTGTTCGGATACGAGTACCGGTGGTGCGCTTACATCCGATACCAATAAGGTAAAAATTGAAATAAACGGTTTAGATATATGTAATTTTAAGTTCGGTAAACCCCATTTCATGGAAATACCAAACTATTACCATACGACATTTGTTACATCGCCCGATTTCTTTTTACACTGTTTCTGTTTATCAACAAGTTCACTCCAACCGACAGGAACACTCAATTTCAGCAGATTAGATTCAGCAAAAATTATAAGTGAGTCCATGATCATTTCCGACCCTATATATGCAGTAAACTATAACATACTCCGAATTGAAAATGGTATGGCTGGTCTCATCTACGCAAATTAAAATACGTACCTATATTAAATGGTTAAAAACATACCGACCATCGAGCGGTCTACCAAAATCCGGTTTGGTAAACACGCTACGGACGACCAGG